ATGGGGGTTTGTCCACGGAGACCCAGCTCAAAAGAAAGGTTATGCCAACTCTCGTGGTCGTCCTTCTTTTCTAATGAGTGGGGACGCCGAGGGTCATTGACTAGGAGGGTCCCTCCGCATGCAGTAGCATATTGAAGCGCTTCAATACAATATCCTATAATTAATTTTGAAGCATGCAGCCGCGGCGTTTTCATTGAGTGTTTTCTACTCGTCAGTATCTTCTTCGGGCACAGAAAACCACCCGATTACATGATTTTCTGCAATCAACTGATATACGATATCGTTATGTGCAAACTGTCGAATCATGTGGGCTTCTACCACGGCGATATCTCCCTCATTCCATTCCATTTCACATTTATTACCACACTCAGCGGATGCGACGCGCACCACCTCATAGGGGGTGTCGGCCGGCCGATAATCCGATGGTAATAATATCGGACTGGGCGTTTCATCAGCCTGTCCTAAAAATTCTATTATAATATTTCTTCCTAAAGGTATAAAATCCATTTAATCTCCTATCCGCACTTGGCAAATCCACAACCCTTGCAGGTCACACACCCCTCCATGTACACTAATTCCTCAGAATTGCATTGTGGGCACACTTTATCGCCGGCAGGTCTTGTGCCATCGATGATATAATTTTTCATAATTCGCGCCACACACCGTGCAAAACTAAACATGTCAGAGTCTCTGTCTTTCTGCATCTGTTCCACGACATATTGTACGCTAGCTCCATGGCGCAGCCCCAAGGAAATGAGGCGTGTAAAGGCTGAGTGGTTGGGGTTATCAAAGACACGCACCAAGTCACGCACCACTATACTATCACCATTGCGTCCAATCTTTAAGTCATAAACCGAATTGACTGTCTTTCGTGGGTTCTTTACTAAGATGCCCTCTGTGTATTTCTTGGGAATTTCAATCAAGTTGGAAAGACCACCCATCACCTCGTATGGTTTCCCCTCCATAAGGCCTACCAAAATTACCCAACGCTCACCTTGAATGGTGGTGTGGTGAATGCTACATGGGAGTTCCATAGGGCGGCGCGGGGCGGTGTGGAGTGGAAACAATGCTTGTTCTTCTGGTGCTAGTAAAACTCCAGATCGCGAACCATCCACATACACCGTGATTCCCTTAAGCCCTTGGCGCCAACCTTCAAAATATAATTTTCCCACAAGTTCGGGGGACGTCCCCTTAGGTAAATTAATAGTAGAACTAATAGAATGATCCACCATCTTTTGAATAGCGGCCTGCACACTTATGCGCTTTGACCAATCAATTTGATTTGATTCCACAAAAAAATCAGGAAGCTCTGTGTCGGGGGTGCCCCACGTATCTAACCACTCTTGGGCATTATGATGGAACACTGTATATTCCAGCCATTTGTCTCCCATGTCATCAACGTAATCAGCATCGAGGTGCTGCTCGTTATGAGACAACTTACGTCGTCGGCGATACGAATTCCGAAAGACCGGCTCCAGCCCAGACGAGGTCTGAGATAATATAGACACAGAACCAGTTGGCGCGTTGGTAAGAATTGATATGTTACGGCGCCCATGTTGAGCAATCAACCCACACAGGTCTTCGGGGAGGCGCAGGAGAAAGGCATTATTTTCCTCAGCGGCCCAATTAAACAAAGGAAATGCTCCGCGTTCTTGAGCCAAGTAAACACTCTCTTCATATGCTGCGTTACGAATGGTCTCATAAATCTTTTCTATCACCGCAACGGCCGCTTCTGAATCATACCGGAGTCCTAGTCGCGCAATTGCATCAGCCAATCCATGAGTTCCTAGGCCAGTGCGTCGGCCGTTGGTACACGCAGTCAAAAGCTTCTCCCACAATTCCTTTTCATCTTTGGTGTCGGCGCGCTCAATGATGGCCTCAAGTTTTTCTATTTCCAACTCGACTAAATCATCAGAGAGTCGCATTCCCGCAGCCGCAATCTCTCTAAGTTTATTAAAATCAAACTGGGCCTTCTTTCCAAAGGCATTCTTTACAAGGTGCTTTAGGTTTAAAGATATGAGCCGACAGCTATCGTAAGCCGAGAGGGGAATTTCTCCACACGGATTAGTGCAAATAGTTTTAAACCCAACATCTGCATAACTTTCCGCGGGAAGATTATTAATAATATTATCCCACATTAAGAGGCCCGGCTCGGCAGTTTTTGTAGCCGAGTCTATAATAAGGGCCCACAATTGTTTTGCCTCAACCAGCTTGGTAAACTGTGGTGTGTCGCTGTCGACTGGATATCGTAGTTCATATTCAGCACCTTCTTCTACGGCCTTCATAAAATCATCAGTTATTTTTAATGAAACGTTGGCTCCTGTGACTTTGCTTAGATCCTGTTTCATGGTGATAAACTTTTCGATGTCCGGGTGGCGCACATCCATGGTAATCATTAACGCTCCGCGCCTACCATTCTGTCCTATCATCCTACACACATAAGAATAGAAATCTGCAAACGACCACGCCCCTGTTGTGGTACGCGCGGAATTATTAACCGGCGCATTCTCCGGACGCAGGTTGGATATGTCGAGTCCTACCCCACACCGTCTTTTAAAAAGATTAGCCAAGTGTTTACCGGAATCCATAATGGAAGAGATATTATCTTGAGGAGAGTCAATTACCACACAGTTAGACAAAGAAACATTAACATAATCATTTCCAATCCCCATCATTGGCGACCCCTGTGGTACAATATATTTAAAATCTTTCAGGTAAGAATAAATTTCTCCCTTTGTCATGTAGTTTGACTTGTCGATAATAAATTTATCTTCCATTCTCGCAAATTCAGAGGCGAGCCTTTTATGCATCTCGTCGGGGGTCTTTTCAATGTAATCTCCAGACTCGTCACGCAAACAATATTTTGTCATGAAAACATTAGTTGCCAGTTCATCACCCGAAAAGTATTCTAGGGTCGCCTCTTTCACCTCTTCCTCACTGTACATGTTTATGTCCCTCCGTTTTTATTTTTTTTAAATTTTTGATATCGCTCAGCCAACTTTTGCTTTTGAGACTTTGTACTGAGTGGGTCATCGTCGTCGTCACCAGTCTGTCTTTCAAGTACTTTGATACACACATTAGATGTATCCATAAAGAGAGGATACACCATTCCATCTGGTCCGTTTCTATTCTTGGCTATAAAGAGCCTACCGGTGTTGCCGAGCTTATCTTCAGCCGTTCTAGAAATAGAAAAAATAAAGTCAGAAACAAAGCACTTGTTAAAAGCCTCCGAGATCGCTTCCATTGTAACCACTTCTGCATTCAAGCCAGAGCGATTGGTCTGAGAGGCTGTCCATATGGGACATCTATATTCTTGGGCTAGGCCGCGCAGCTCTTCATATATAGACTCCAACTCGTTCCTCTTCTCTCTCTGTGCAGCAACCGGCTTTAGTAGATCAGCGTAGTCTACAATAATCATATCCACCTTAACATCTTTCATCTTTAATTTTTCTAGATGAGTTTTTAGTGTCCGTGTGTTGGCTGATTTCGTAGGATATTCTTTAATAATTAGGCGCCCGGACATGTCTTGGATCTCTTCATAGACCTTTTCTTTAAAAGAACTTAAGCTTTGCAGCGGTATCTTAGTAATACAACTATCGTAACGGCTACCTATCACCGTATCCTGTAGTTCAAGAGTATAATGAACCACCGTCTTGCCCTCTTTAATGGCCTGACTTCCCAAGTGTACGAGGGCCATTGATTTGCCGGCGCCGGTAGGGGCGATGACAACTCCCAGTTCTTTTTGACCTAGGCCGCCGTGTGTGATATCATCTAACAAGGTCCATCCAGTAGAAATGGGATTGCGAAACTTGGGCTTAAACCTTTCTTCGAAATCTTTCTTCCAGTCATACCCTTCCTCGTTGTCTGAACCAAGCTTTAAAGAGTCGTTAATTACTTGAGCAATTTCATCGAAAGACGAAGACTGCAAAAGACTGATCGACCTAATCATTGCCGCTTTAAGATTTTGCTTTCGACAAAAGTCCAGAGCAGTGTCCTTTATGTATTCTGAATCTTTCTGAGGTTCCGACGACATGACTCGCGCATAGTATTCTCTTACCTGTTGCTGCGTTAGATGATTAGCATCGTCGATGCCGGATCTTAAAATCGTGGCCACTATCTGTCGGCTCGGATGAACACCATATTTCTTTCGATACGAAAATATCTGGTCCAAAAATAGACGAAGGTATCTTAACTCTAAAAATTTTACGTCCAGTACTTCTTCAATTTGATCAGCAAAAGGTCGATCGTCCAAAATAACCACGCAGAGCTGTTCTTGAAAAGCTTTACCATAACGTGAAAAGTCGAGCGTCTCATTATTAAATTCCATTCTTACCTCTTACTTAATTCTATTCTTGATGAAGTGACTTCTCAGCCACGATTCGATTCATTAGAGCATAAAGGTCGCTCCAGTCCATCGGGCCAAACCCATCTTCTGCCATCATTTTAATAAACCCGGTTCGATTATAATCATAAACAAACTTAACGAATGCCGAATCAATCTTTTTCTGCGTTTGAAGTGAAAGGCTGGGATTGTATAATTGCATGAGTCGATAGTTTAATCTAATTATGTTCTCGTTTACTGTTACGGCCTCATAAAATTTGGGCCGGCGCTTGTCATCTGGTCTAAACTCGCGACAATACTCAACAATCTCTTTCAAAGAAAATTCTTTATTTTCTTCTAAAAACGGAAGTCTCTTTTTAATGGTCGGCAAGCCCGCTCCGGGTACTCCCTTAAGATTATCCGACTTGTCCCCCGCAATAGCTCTCGCCACTGCAAAATTCTTAGGATGAATTCCAAACTCCTCTAGAACGTTGTTCTTGTTGTGCACCTTTTTTTGGATAGGTCTAAACAATACCGTTTCATTATCGCACAGTTGTAAAAAGTCCTTGTCGCTTGAAACAATAATCTTCTCCCATCCTGCGAATTGTTCCGACTGAGCTACATAAGCAATAACAATCGTCAGCCTCTATTTCGGGGAAGAGATATTGTACCACAGGAAGGTGGTTTAAATATTCCAACAGCCTCTCCTGTTGCCAAATCTTATTTTGTAGTTCCTCGTCTTCAGTGAGGTTGGTTTCTCGATTGAGGCGAATAGGCTTGCGGCCCTGTTTGTACTCCTCCACTATCTGTCGACGCTTCAAAGATCCTCCTGGCCCATCCCAACAGACCACCACCGCATCGGGCTTGAGGTCTCGTGAGAGCTTCTGTAGTATCTTCAAGAAGCCCTTGACACCCCCGATAGGCTGTCCGTTTGTAGACAGGCTAGGATCGACGATGTAAGCCCTAAAATACATGTTCAAAGCGTCTACTATCATTACTCTTTTCATAATCTCATACTCTCTATTTTTCCATTTCTGTTTGTATATACCACTCTACGTATTCCCACGTGGCGCATGGCGCTTTCACACATGGGACACGGCTTGCTCATTCGAGGGGCGCCTTCTTTATTAACGCGCGCCGTATACACCGTTGCTCCATGAGTTATCGAGCGGTCCATCCCTAGAATTACTCCCAGTTCTGCATGCAATGTGGCGTTGCCCGTATGGGCTTCGCGAAATCTTTTTCCAAAATGACAATGGCGATGCTTGTTGCATGCCATGTTCCTTACTGAACTCCCTCGCACAAGTACAGCACCATGTCTAAACTTTCCATAGTCTGACTGTTCTGCAACCTTTTGTGCGAGAGAAATATAACGTCTGTTCTTACTCACCTTATCCCCAATAACAAAAGCTCCTATAAGTATAACCTATAGGAGCTTCAGTGTCAAGGGTTTTGTTTTATTCTTTATCTACGTCGTAGAAATCTTCGGCTTCTCCAATACGTTTATCAAACTTCATAATAATCTCTTCATCCATAATTTCAAATACACGATTACGGAACCGCTCATCTTGTAGTTTACCTACCCAATGAGCACCCATAAATTTCTCTTCGGTGCCATCCTCATAAAGTAGCGAGTACCAAGCACCAGCCCTCTTGATTCTATCGGAGCCCTTGATTGCTTCGAACCAAGACTCTTCATCTTGAATCCCCACCTCTTCGCCCCACAAAATCTTGAAAGCACAATTGCGACCCTGTGTTCCGAAGCGAGACTTCTCTAACTTTACCTTTACCTCTGAACCAATTCGAAAGCCGCTATCATCCAAGACAAAACTAGCCTTAGCTTTACGGCCCGTAAGCCAGATGCGAAGTGAGTAGGCATAAATCATCGCCTTGCCTCCCGGCGTCACATACGGAGTAACCATTGCTACGGCCGGCATGCGGGTGATGTTGGTCTTAAGTTGGTTTAGAACCAAGAACGTAGACCGCGTGTTGGCAATGGGGATTGTTAGCTTTGACATTCCCTTTGCAAGGATGCGCGCCTTCACTGCCATAGACGATTGAGGATTAAAATCTCCCTCCACATCTGAAACGGACGGCGTAAGTGCTAGTGAATCCCAAATAAACAAAGTTCTTTCGTGGCCGCTATTAAGAATACTCTCAATAGTTTCAAGCACTTGTTCCACTGATTGTACCTGAACATAGATAAGGTCATCTAGGTCGCACCCTGCGCGCTCTAAAAACGTAGGGTCGATCGCCGACTCAGCATCCATGTACACCACTGTCATGCCCATTTTCTGAGCATTTCCAGCTATTTGTGCTGCCATAAAGGACTTGCCGGTTGCTTCTAGGCCCGCAATCTCCGAGATCTTTCCTACCGGAATTCCTGCCAGACGGCCGCGGCAAATAATACTGTTCAGCCAGCGCGAACCAGTGGGAATCCACTCCTTCACTTCTGTGGGATTTTCATCGTTAAGATTGTAGGCAACATCCATGCCTGATGTCTTATTTATAAGACTTCGAAGGTCTCCAATCGAAACCTTTCCTGCGGTAGATTTAGCTCTCGGCATTGTAATCCTCTAACTGCCTTTTAAGGCGTGAAATTTCTCTATCGATTTGACGTAACCGATATACCAAATAAGTAGCGCCAACAAAGAATGCAAACGCTGGTAATAGTTCCATGAGTTCTCCTAATAATGTGAGACACCTGATAACCCTGTGCCTCCCTGTGGGGGGGATGCTTTAGCAGTCTACGCAAAGAGTCCCAT